TAAACAATGAGAAAATCAACAATAGTAGAAACTTCAGTCGGCAGAACTAAAGTAATAAATTTAACAGGCGAAGAAGTAGGAACAACCGCTACAACTTACGCTGATGGGGATTTAATAGGTGGAAAACTAACCCTTGCAGATGCTTGTTTGGAGGTAGGAAGCGAAGCTACTCTAGTAAGTGTTACCATAGGAGATTTAGACAAACAAAATCAGCCCTGTGACGTAATAATTTTCAACTCAGACCCTAGTGGTACGACCTTTACAGATGATTCAGCGTTAGACGTAGCGGATGCAGATTTACCTAAGATTTGCGGTAGCGTTTCAGTAGTTGCTACGGATTATGCAGACTTTGCCGATTCTTCGGTAGCTACAAAAACAAACATCGGGCTAATTTGTGAAGCGGTAGGTAGTGACGATTTATATGCCTGTATAGTTTCAAGAGGAACTGGAACATACACCGAAAGTGCATTGAATATAAAATTAACGTTCTATCAAGATTTCTAATGGATAAGAAAAAGAGGTTATTAATTTTTAAGGATACAGGGACACCAGTACCTTCTTTTCAAAATGACAAATCACTTGCCTTTGATGGAGTAGACGATTATGTCGAGTTTGCTTCTGGTAGTTCTGGTCCAATATATGACATAGGAACAGGAGATTTTACAGCATCAATGTGGGTAACAAGTGATGCATCTGGGAGCTATGCTTGGATGATGCACAACTGGTCAAGTCAAGGATTAGGAATTGGCAGAGGTCCGGGTAATCACTTCATCGCATATATTGGGGATTCTACATTACACGATACAACAATTGAAATTCCTTGGGATGGTACTTGGCATCACTACGTAGTTACTCGTAACAGTGGTGCTTGTGATATGTACATTGATGGAAGTTCAGTGATTACTCAATTCACAGAAACAGGAACATTAGCAACATCAAAGCCATCTCGCTTAGGAAGTAGAAGTAACTATGTTGGTCAATTATGGGGAGGCAATCTGGATGAGGTAAGCATTTGGGATGTTGGTCTTTCGGCTAGTGATGTTAGTACTTTGTATAATTCAGGAAGCCCTACGGATTTAAGTACAGCATTAGGACCTAAACCGACTTTTTGGCTAAGAATGGGAGATAAGGTTACTAGTTTTCCAACGATACCTGACCAGATTGGTAGTAACGATGGAACTGCAACAAATATGGTATCTGGCGATATAGAGAGTAATGTCCCTTAAAGTAAAAAAATGAAAAAAGAGCAATTAAGTTATATAGTCATCAAAATAAGTCAGTTGGATAATATTGATTTTAATCAGGTTTACGAATCAAAGGAAACTGTTAGGAAATCAGTGGATAATTCTGAGTTTATTTTAAAGTGGCTAAAAGGATCACCAACGTTACCAGAATCAATTGAAGCAATCCCAGAAGCAGATAGGGGTAATATATTAACACATAGTCAAGCATTTGAGTTAATGCAGTCTGAAGCTTGGCAACCAGAGGAAAACGAATAAGATGAGTGGATTACCTATAAGTGTAAAAGAGTTCGGTAAAAATCCGTTATCAGCAATAGCGGTTCTTAGTTTAGTGGCGGTAATCTATCTCTATGTAGATGTACGTAGTACAATGCAGTCACAGATAGATTCTTTAACAGAAGAAGTACAAGCGTTAAAAGCTGACAATAAAGAGCTACAACGTCAATATATTGAACTGGCAAAATCAATAAAATGAGAGTAACAGCCCTATTAACGATTTTATGTTGGATGGTCATTTTTATTGGTTGCCCCAAAAAAGAACCTAAATACACTTATAATCCTACTCCCTTTGATTCTTTGATGCGTTTAGGGGATTCAGCTATTAAAGTACTAAGTACTCAAAGGATTGAAGAACGCCAAATGGTAGATTCTTTACATAGTACTATTGATCACATTGCTTACACATCAAGAAACGAGATACAAGGGTACGCAGCACAATTACAAGAAAAAGAGGTACGTAGAATTTTAAGGAAAGATAGTATTATTTGGGTAAGGAAATACGATACTATTGTAACTAAAATAGAAGTAATCAAGTATGATACTATCTATAAAGACACTATTATTTATCATTCTATTTTTAAAAAGAAACTATTTTGAAGGTCTCAGCTAATTTTAATTTAAAAGAATTTATAGACCCATATACCTATGGAAAGTTTGGCGATTCTTCTATTTGGTTCATAGATCCTAGAATAGTTACGTTAGCACAATTCATTAGAGAACGCTTAGGAAAGCCATGTGTGATAAATAACTGGTCAACTGGGGGGCAATATCAATATTCTGGATTTAGACCGCCTCAGTGTACTGTAGGGGCTAAATTGAGCCAACATCGTTTCGGTAGGGCTATTGATTTAAAATGCAGCGGAATGTCAGCTGACGAGGTAAGGGAGGACATAATTAAGAATTTTGATGTGTATAAGAAATCTACAGCTTTAACTACTATCGAGGATGGGAATTACGCTCCTACTTGGTGTCATATAGATATTAGGGAGACAAATATTGAGGAATTGAAAATCGTAAAACCTTGAAAATTACAAGAAATGCTAGAAATAGTATTACATTACATATTGAGTTTCTAACTAATAAGGATTGGGAGCAGTGGTTTCTGTTAAGTTCAGACAGGCATCATGACAACCCAAAAACTAGACAGGATTTAGAGAAAAAGCATTTAGATCAAGCCCTAGAAAGGAACGCTTTAATTATGGATTTCGGGGATCTATTTTGTGCCATGCAAGGTAAGTATGATCCTAGAGGTGTCAAAAGTGACTTACGCCCAGAGCATTCAGTAAATAATTATTTTGACGCATTAGTAGATACTTCTGTCGAATTCTATAAGCCCTATGCAAAAAATATCGTACTTTTAGGAAAGGGTAATCACGAAACTAGTATATTGAAGCGTCAAGAAATAGATCTTAATCAGAGATTAATCTACGGATTAAACAACGAGACAGGTAGTCAGATAGTTTCAGGTGGTTATTCTGGATGGGTACAATTGAGGTTTATTAATGCTTTAGGTAAGAGAAATAGAGGGGGTGAGACTTTTAATCTTTGGTATCATCACGGACATGGTGGAGGGGGACCAGTAACAAAAGGCGTAATTCAGGCAAATCGTAGGGCAACCTTTCTGCCAGACGCACATCTAATAGTAGGAGGTCATGTTCATGAAGAATGGAGGGTAACGTATCAAAGAGCAAGGTTGACGCAAAATGGGAAACCATATCAAGACGAACAACTACATATCTGTTTGCCAACTTATAAAGATGAATATAGGGATGGAATGGGTGGATGGCATGTAGAGAAAGGGAGACCGCCTAAGCCATTGGGAGCGGCGTGGTTAAGGTTTTATTACGACAGGGCAAAAGATGGTCAAGCTGCCAAACATATTAAATTTGAATTAATCAGAGCAAAGTAAAAATGATAATTATGAAACTAGCAACGAAAGTATTATTAAGTAGAGTAAAGAATGTCGCTTTAAAAGTAGCTGATCATGCTGTCTTAGGAGGCGCAATAAGTAAAACAACAGGAACAGATCTAAGCCCTCAGGGCAAAATTCCGTTTATGGAAATAGCAGCTTCCTTAATACCTATAGTCTTACTAGCGGCGCTGTTCGCGGGTTGGATTGACGTAGCAGAGTTAAAGGAGCTCTTAAAAATCCTTTAGATAGTTTTCTATTTTAGGTTAAGTCCCCACTTGTTTCGGCATTTGGGGGCTTTTTTTATGTCTTTTTTACAGTCTAGACTGTCATGGGACTGTAGAATTCCAATTATTTTACTATAGGCTTCTCTCTGGTGAGAAAAAATAAATTATTTTTTCCTTGTCTGTTAATTCTATTTGCTTTAGATTTGTATAAACAATTTTAAAATAAATATTATGAAACCAAGAATGAAAAGAAGATTTTTATCAAAAGCTGATTACCTAGTATATGTTAAAAATGCTATAATAAAGCCTAAAACTGATCCTAAATGGGGAAAAAATAATAGTGCTGTTTTTACTGTTGACTGGAGAGTAAACGACAGAAAAGTAGTAGAGTACATTGAGGTAGATGTTGAGGTATGTAATTATTTTACTAGGGCTATTAGATAACTAAAATTAACCCTTTAAAAACCTAAAAATGAAAGCAAAAAATATAAAAGAGACATTAAAAGAAATTGAATCAGGAACAAGGGTGATTTTAAATAAATACACATCTGTTAGGAAAATATCACTATCAAGCGGTGCTGTTTGGTATGAATCAATGACCTATCCAAAACAAGAAGATGAATACGATATGAGTAAAGGTATTAGAAGTAAGAAATATACAGATTACAATAAATTCAAAAATGCAGTAAAGAGATATATTAAAATAAACCAATAATAGAAAACATGAAAAATCCAAACGAAAAAATAAATAAGATTTGCAAAGATTATGATCTTAGGTATGCAGTAGAAAAAGCAATGAAAAAGCACATGACTGTTGAGGAGATAAAGTTTTGTGTTAAGTATGACGACTTAGATTATACGCTTAGAGTAGAGCCAAAAGGAAATGGTTACTATAAAGTTAGATGCACTGTATACAATAAAAGAGGTCAAGTATTGGGAAATTATGTGATTGAAGAATACCATAGTTATGGTATATCATTAAATTTTGCAAAAAACTTAGTAATTAGCTTTAGTGTACATCACAACAAATCAAAATAATAACAACTAAAAACTTAAACATGAAAACAAAACACACATTAGGAAAATTAATAATGGAAAATTACCCAAAGCGATTATGCTCACCTCCTTATACTTGGAGTAGGGATTTATATTATCCAGATGTCAATGGAAATTACAGACTGGGTAAAGAAAAGGTAACTGTATATGGGGATTCAAGCGAGGAAGTAACAGCCAACGCAAAGCTAATAGCAAGTGCGCCAGAAATGTTAAACGCATTGCACGATATTTCTGTAAATCTACGGGCGATTATGGATGGAAAACCAAACATTGCAATAAACACAAGTTTAAACAAGGTAAATAGAGCATTAAAAAAAGCATCAGATGTAGAATTAAGAAATGTAGATTATACAGATGCACCTGATGTGAAATTAATGAGAGTTTAATGTAATCAAAAAAGCAACTAAATAATAATCACTAAAACCTAAATAAGATGAAAACAAAAGAAAACAGAATTGTAAAGTATAACCATGATACATACAAGCCAGAGGGTACTTACTCTGGAGAATTACACCCTACCCTACACTTCGCTAAGCCTGAGACTATTGTCTCCTTTATAAGTGAGGCTATAATTAGAAAGGATCACGATGTTAGATTTTTTGGACCTTACCATTATTGGGATGTAGTCAATAGAATAATTATGTCTGAATATACAGGCTGCGGTAGGGATATTAATATAGAATATTTAGTTGACGCTGTTAAAACGGTAGCTAAGATTTGGGATAGGATTCAGTTTTTAAACAGAGTAATAACAACACATCGGGAGTATTATGAGGAAAAATACGAAATAGATTCAGTTACCTGTTACGGAAAGAAATTTGGTAGACTTCAAAATGTAGGATCCAATAAGCTTATAGGAGTGGGGAAATTAACAGCTGACTATACTGATAGCGACCCAGACCCATACGAAACTGCGGGAGGTTATAGGAAATGGAGGGCTTTAAAAGGATCTACTGTAGAGTATTATCTCAATAGTGATTTGACGATTAGGCTTGAATTTAAATCTAATTGCGAGGTAGACCATTATAACAACAACTTTTTTGGAAACAGCACTGGAGGGGGAACTACAAAGTATGAAGTAGGGGAAAGAGTTGCTGTTAGATCTGCGAATATAGACAAAGAGACATTTTTCCAGAGTTTCGCTGCAATCAAAGTTAAATTACTTTGGCTAGATTACGCTAAAATTAAAGAAATGATAGCTACTATACAGCCAGAGCTTTACGCCGCTGTAAACGCTTAAAAAACCCTTTAAAATTGAAATCATGATACTATATAAGTTATTCAAAACGGAAACATTTAAAGTCCCTAAGTATTTACAGAAACCTGAAGTAGTTTACATAGGCACTTATTATGAATGTTTGGGGAAGTTTCAGGGAATGTCCCCTTTTAGCCTAGAAAGAAATAATATTATATCTTATACACAGTACAAGATTGCGCCATGCCATGAAAAGGAGGCTGTAGTGCGTAAGGATCTGGAGGGCTTCTATGAATTATATACATGCAAATCAAAGCTATTATTTAAAGGTATTGAAAGTCTTGATAATTTAGTTTTGGCAGCTGAAAACATAGGATATAAGGTTATCAATAAAGAAATCTGCGGCTAAGTTCCTGAGAGAAATAAAAAAAAAGCATTTTTTCCTTGTCTGGTATTTCTATTACCTTTACATTTGTATAAACAAATTTAAAATAAACCAACAATAGAAAACATGAAAACTTTTGCAGACTTAAAATTCAAAGAGCATAAATTAGACTCAACAGCGGTACAAGCTAGGTTAGATTTTGATAACGGAACTTTTATCTCAGTTATCGGTGGCGGTACTTTCTACGGTGATGGAAAGGAAACCTTTGAGGTTTACAGTACAGTCACAAAAAGGAAAGCTGCTTGGGCTCAAGTTGATGGTTGGTTAGATAAAAAAAGGATCACAGCCAGAATGAGATACTTACAATCTTTATAATATCAAAAAACCTAAATACTAACAAGGGGGTTAGCGCCCCCATAACAACAAGGAAAATGAAAGCAATATTTGAATTTAAAAACAAAAACTACATTTTACCATTGACCAAATTATATAGTTATATTTTAAAAAAAGATGGTCTAAAAACTCTTATCCCGAGATTAAAAAAAGAAGTTTGGACTAATTTAAAATTGAGAGGCGAGAATGTAACGATAAGTGAAATAAAATTTAAAGGAATAAACAATTAATAAATAACAAGCAAAATGCAAATAAAAAAAAGAGATCTATACGAAAGCCCAATACTAGAAAGGAACGTAGGTAAATACGGTAATTCACTAGGGTTTGATCAATGTATCTGCTGCGGTAGATTAATGAAAGAAAGCAAATCTAGAAAGTATGTTCACATGGGTACAGACTGGAAAGCTTATAACGTTAGCGGAACGGATGGCATCAATATAAAAGGTACAGAACAACAAAGTCAAGGCGCTTTTTATATTGGCAACTCTTGTGCTAAGAAAATGAAAGGCTTTGTATTTGAACCTAATAAATAATAATAAGAAAAATGAAAACAAAACTAGAGAAAATAGAGCAAGTGCAAAAATTGATCAAAATAGTAGATGACAGGCTTTGTGATTTAAAAGCCTTGAAAGGTGGGTGGATAATGACTAACAAAGTATTTCGATTAGTATTGAAAGAACACCCAGAAATATATAAAGAGTGGAACACTTTGCATGATAGAAAAGAAGCTTTAAAAAGGTTACGTTTGAGATTACCTAATTAAAATAAATTATTAATAAGCAATAATAAGAAATATGAAAACAACAGTTGAATTAAGCATAAATAGAATAGACAGGGAGTTTGAAGTGGTTTTTAGCGGCTCTATTAATAAATGGGATATAGATGGTCTTAACTTCCATAGATGGGGCGTAGATCACCTAATAAGCGGTAATGAGTATGAAATCAATGAAGCTATCCTGAATTACTTTATAGGCGAAATTGACTATAAAGGTGAGCAGCAATTTGAATTAGAGCGGGGAAATTAAAAATATTTTTTTCCTTGTTTATTTTAAAAATGTTTTTACCTTTGTAAAGAACCTAACCAATAAATAGAAAACATGAATCAAGAAACTAACATAGATTACGCACTAAAAAACGAAAATGCTACTCTAACAGAGTACAAGGATTTGAAAATAGTAAAGTATAATCAAGATATTAGGGGTGAAATAAAGCCATGCCTGAAAATCTGGAGGGGCAAACAAAAAAACCCTATAGCTAATTACTGGTATCGCAATAATGACGATAGAAATTCATCTATAGAAACCTATAAAAAACGAGCTGACCAAAGAGAGCAATATAAATTGGAAAGAGCGGCAGCTAGGAAAGCCTTTAAGCCTGATTTAAACATCGGAGATATTTACTATGCATCTTGGGGTTATGATCAAACAAACGTTAATTTTTATCAGGTGGTAGAGATAAAAGGATCTGCTACTGTAGTTCTTAGGGAGTTATCCCAAAATACTGTAAAGGATTCTTATTATTCTCATGGTATGGCGTGTAGTGTTGTACCAGTAAAAGACGAGTTTTTAAACGATAATACCATGACCAAAAGAGTAGGTCAATATGGAATAAAAATAGACTCTGTACGAAGCGCATCTAAATACGATGGAAGCCCTAAGTACAAAAGTTGGTACGCATAATTTAATATTAATTTTAAAACTAAAAATCATGAAAAACGATATAAAGGAAACATTTAAAACAAGCTTAGAGTCACAATTGGATACTAATAACGCTTATTGGAATAATAAGGCATTGAATAAGCTTTCAGATATAGCCTTAAACCTAGAGTTGGCGCTAATATCTGTTGACCAAATGGAGAGTATGAGTTATAATACTGCGGGTATCAGTTGGGACCCGAAGTCCCTTGCTGAAAGTAAAGCTGAATTAGCAAAGCAAAAACAAGAATGGAACGATACAATTAACCAATTAAGAAAATACAAAATTAAATAAGAATGGAAAGTAAAGTGATTAATATACATAATCTAGTTACCCCTGAAACATGGGCTAAAGCTGCGGGGATCAGTAAAGTCAAAGTCTACAATATGATCAAACCGCAAGAAATGAAACCTACTAAAGTTGATGGTAAGGAATTTATTGATGTTTCCTTGTATGACCCAACAGAGTATAAAAGCCAGTTCTCATACGAACCTGTTACGCAAATGGAGAAACTTATCTACAGTTTATTAGATAGGCTTAAAGCTGACAACCCATCTTTGTTGAATGTGGGTTCTATTATGAAAAAATACAGCCATTTGACTAGGAAGCAATGTGAAGCTGTATTGGATCGTTGGAACAAAAACAACAAAGAATAGCTTATTTTTAGCTAGGAATTTAGGCTGAAAAACTTTAAATTTATACTAACTAACCTAAAATAAAAAACCATGAATGGATTCAAAAAACTTAACGAAATTCAGCAAAAGCTGAAAGTACCAAAAACACAATTCAATAAATTTGGAGGCTTTAGATTTAGGAACGCTGAGGGCATTTTGGCGGCTGTCAAGCCATTATTAGGCGATATGTGTATCATTACATCCTATGACAGCAAAGTTGATCTAGGCGTGAATTTGGAGTATCACTATATACAGGCTACTGTTTACTTGTATGATACTGATGGTTCACTTGTCACTAAATCGGTAGGTATAGCTAGACAAGCTAACGAAAAGAAAGGTATGGATGAGAGCCAAAGGTCAGGGACAGCATCTAGTTACGCTCACAAGATGGCTCTAGGTGGCATGTTTGCTATTGATGGCAGCGACATAGATCCCGATCAGTTAAACAATGGGGAAAGTAAACCAGAATTAAAACCCAATACTGAAACATGGGATATAGCTGTTAAGAGTTTCGGGGCGGGGAATTGTACTATAGATGGTATAAGAGAAAAATATTATTTAAGTGAACCTAATAAAAAGAAACTATGTTTAGAATCAGAGCAAGTGCCTGTGGCAAAATAATGACGAATTCCCGCAAAAAGGGGGAACTGTCTAAGACTACTAAAAGCTATCTTGAATTATGGCTAAAGGAGCAGCTATACGGTAGGCGAAAAGAGATAAAAAGTAAATACATGGATAAGGGCGTATTGATGGAGGATAACGCAATTGACTTTGCAGCTGAAAACATGGGCTTGTTTCTCCTTAAAAAGAACGAAGAAAACTTTAAAAATGATTTCTTTAGTGGTACGCCTGATGTTATACAAAAGGACTTCATTATAGATACGAAATGTTCGTGGGACTTCTCAGGCTTTCCTTTGTTTGAAAAGGAGATACCAAATAAGGACTACTATTATCAAGGGCAGATATATATGGATCTAGTGGGCTTAGATACGTTCAAACTTGTCTATTGCTTAATGGATACCCCTGAGCATCTTATACAAAGTGAAGCTAGGATGTACTGTCATAGGACTGGGTACGATATAGAGGATGTAATAGAAAAG